TTTCACATATATCCGCAGTTTAGAAGTTTTTGGTAATAAAGCAACACAGGGGGAAAAATGATAATTGAGAGTCTTCGCTCTCTTGCCGTTCCGATTGAATCTTTGCAGGGGTTGTCAGGCAATCCACGCAGGGGCGATGTGGATGCAGTAGCGGCTTCTTTATCGCGTTTTGGTCAGCGCAAGCCAATCGTTGTGCGCAAAGATGATGGCACAATCATCGCTGGCAATCACACTTGGCAGGCCGCAAAGAAATTAGGTTGGACTGAAATTGCTGTTGCTTATGTGGGCGATGACGATGTGACTGCGGAGGCTTATGCCTTAGCAGATAACCGCACCGCAGAACTTGGCGACTATGATGATGAGCTATTAAAGCAACTCATTGAATCAGTTGGACAAGTTGATCCTGATTTGTTGCACGATAGCGGTTGGTCTGATGATGCAGTCAAAGAATTGCTAGACAAAATTGAATCAGAACTTCCAAAAGTCATTGACGAAGATGAAGTGCCAGAGCCACCGATTGAGCCAAAGACAAAGTTAGGTGACCTGTATCACTTAGGTCGTCATCGACTTCTTTGTGGTGATAGCACCGATGAGGCAACTGTTGCTCGCCTAATGGATGGCGCAAAGGCAGATATGGTTTTCACTGATCCACCTTATGGTGTTGATTACGAAGGAATCCATAATGATTCAAGACAAGGATTAGAATTTTTACTAACCAAAGCATTTACAAATTACAAAACAAATATGAAGCCTGGTGCTTCTATTTATGTTTTTCATTCAGATAGAAATGCAGATATTTTTCACAAAGTTTTTAGACAATTTTTTCATTTTTCTTCGATGATAATTTGGGTCAAAAATAGTTTGACTCTTTCTCAAACTGATTATCAAAGTCAACACGAACCTTGTTTATATGGATGGAAAGATGATGCAAGTCATTTTTGGTTCTCAGATAGAAAACAGGTGAGTGTTTGGAATGCTCACAAAGAACAAGTTTTAGGGCATACAACTCCAAAGCCAATTCAAATTGTTAGTAATGCTTTACAAAATTCAAGCAAAATTTTTGAAAATGTTTTAGATTTATTTGGCGGTTCAGGTTCAACTCTTGTCGCCGCCGAACAGACAAACCGCACCTGCTATATGATGGAATTAGACCCTAAATACTGCGATGTCATCATTCAGCGATGGGAAACTTTAACGGGCGAGAAGGCCGAGTTGATTAGCAATGCCGAATCCGCCAAAGCCTAACGAAGTCAAGAGAAAACTAGGAAACCCTGGCAAGCGCGCTCTTCCCGACCAAGGCAAATTGATTGCCCTTCCGATGGCGGCGGAGGCACCGACACCGCCAAGGCCACTAGGCCCTGAAGGATTAAAACTTTGGAATCGTATCTGGGAGCAAGGTCGAACTTGGATTAGCTCCAACTCTGACCTTGAAATGGTGACCTTGCTTTGCGAATCTATGGACGAACGCTCTCAATTACGCCTGCAAGTCTTACGAGGCACGGGCGATTGGCGAGATCGTGTCGCGTTGCGAAGCCTAGATGCTCAACTTCAAACTATGCTTAGCCTTCTCGGAATGAGTCCAACCGATAGAACCAAATTGGGGGTTGCAGAGGTCAAGGCACGAAGCAAGATAGAAGACCTATTGCACAAGCGCGATGCCGCCAAAGAAAAATAAACCAAAGAATTATTCGTGGCCCCCGCGCTGGCTAACGCCGGTGCCACTTGAAGAACAGAACGCAGGCGATGGCGATATCTACGCCAAGTTTGCCGAGGCTGTATGCCGAGTGACAAAAGATTCCATCGCTTCTCCTGCTGGAAAATTACTTGTTCTTCGTGATTGGCAGAAGGAACTTCTCCGTCACGCTCTTGCTAGAAAACCTGATGGAAGATTTAGACATCGCACCGCTCTTGTCGGCATGGCTCGCAAGAATGGCAAGTCTGCTTTGGCAGCTTCAATGGGTCTTGCAGGTCTGACAATCGGCGGCAACGGTTCAGAAATTTATTCCTGTGCAGCAGATAGAGATCAAGCACGCATTGTCTTTGGAACTGCAAAGCGAATGATTGAACTTGATGAGGAACTTTCCTCAATGTTCACCCTTTATCGTGATGCGATTGAATACAAAGAGAAGGCAAGTGTCTATCGTGTTCTCTCAGCCGAGGCATACACCAAAGAAGGACTTAACCCTTCCCCGCTTGTTATCTTTGACGAAGTTCACGCACAACCGTCGTGGGATTTATGGAACACGCTATCGCTGGCCGGTGGCGCTCGTGCGGATTCTTTACTTTTTGGTATTACGACCGCAGGAGTTAAATCGAATGCGACAGGGCAAGATTCGCTCTGCTACTCGCTTTATCAATACGGTCAGAAAATAGTTAAGGGCGAAACCAACGACCCTTCATTCTTTTTCGCATGGTGGGAACCAGTTAAAACTGATGCAGACCATCGAGATCAACAAGTTTGGGCAGAGGCTAATCCTGGTCTTGGCGACATCGTTGATATGCAAGATTTCGAGTCCGCAGTTTTGCGAACACCTGAAGCTGAATTCCGCACCAAGCGATGCAACACATTTGTCAGCACAACGACTGCTTGGCTTCCGCAAGGTTCATGGGAAGCCCTTACCTACGAAGGCAGACCAACAATTCCTGGCGAAGATGTTGTCTTAGCCTTTGATGGTTCATTCTCCAATGACTCAACGGCTTTGCTGGCATGGCATCTTGGCGGTGAAAAGCCTCATTGCTCAGTCATAGGATTATGGGAGAAACCTGATAATGCAGATCAAGGATGGTTCGTGCCAGTCGCCGAAGTTGAGGCAGCAATCATCGCTTCTGCACGCGATACTCGAATCGCTCTCCGCGAGATTGTTTTCGATCCCGCACGATGGAACAGAACATTTATGGTGCTTGACGAAGAAGGACTCCCAATTCTGGCCTACCCTAACTCCGCAGAGCGAATGGTTCCTGCCACTCAAAAGTTTTATGAGGCAGTCGTCAATCAATCCTTCACCCACGATGGACACGAAGGACTTGCACGACACATCGCCAACTGCGTGACAAAGCAATCAAGTCGCGGTGTAATGGTGGCCAAGGCATCTGCGAGGCGTAAAGTCGATGCCGCTGTCGCAGCAATCTTTGGCTATGACAGAGCAACGCAACCGCCACCGCCGAAGGCACCTGTGGCAAAGTTTTTCTCAATTCAAGTCTGAGAGGCGTTATGAAGAAACCTGATATCTCGATGCTTGTCGGTGTCGGTGGGCTTGTTATTGCCACCGTTGGACTTGCGATGATTTCTTTCCCTCTAGCTTTGATTTGCTTGGGGTCGTTTCTAGTATGGATAACGGAGAAGGCTAACTGATGGGAATATCAAAGCGCATTCGACGATTTGAAGAGAAGCGACAAGGCAACACCTCACAATGGGTTGAACCGCTTATTCCTGGTCGTCCTGCATTCATGGCTCCTTCAGGAGTTGATGTCACTGCTGATTCTGCAATCAGAATGTCAACGGTTTATGCCTGCGTTCGTCTGCTTGGCGATACGATTTCATCATTGCCACTTGGCGCTTATGTTCGTCGTGGTCGTAATCGAATCTCTTATGCCGCCGTCTATGGCGAGCAACCAGCTTGGATCAATCGCCCGAATCCTGAAACTTCTCGCCTTGAGTTTTTTGAACAAGTCATTGCCTCATTGAATCTTCATGGCAACGCATTCATTTTGACAGTTCGTGATGAGAATGATGAAGTCATTGAACTTTATTGCTTGAATCCTGATGAAGTTCGCATTCGTCGCCTTCGGCCAAACGAACCATTGGTCTATGAAATTACAATCCGCGAAGTTGGCGATGTTCGTACTGAAATCCTGACCAATCGTGAAATCGTGCATATTCCGATGTTCAGACTTCCTGGCTCGCACTATGGTCTTGGCCCTGTCTCAGCCGCCCGCTTGACCATAGGTGCAGCGATGGCAGCCGACACTTATGCAGCCGCCTACTTTGGCAATGCTGCCAATCCTGGCGGCGTAATTGAGGTTCCTGGCGAACTGACACAAGAGCAGGCTCAAGATATTGGTCGTGATTGGAATATCACTCACACCGGCCCTTATCGTGCCGGCAAGATTGGCATCCTCTCAGGCGGAGCAGCTTTCAAGCCTTTGACTCTCAATGCTGCCGATGCACAGTTACTTGAAGCTCGCCGCTTTAATGTCGAGGATATAGCACGCCTTTTCCGCGTTCCTGTGAGCCTTTTAGGGCATCCGGTGGCGGGGGCGATGTCTTTTGCCTCAGTTGAAGCTCAAAACCTCTCATTCGTCCAACATAGCCTTCGTCCGCTCCTTGAGCGCCTAGAGCAGAGCCTTTCCACCCTGCTCCCTGAAGCCGACGGTTTCATCAAATTCAATCTTGATGCCCTTCTTCGTGGCACGACACTTGAGCGTTATGAGGCTTATACCAAGGGTCTTCGTGAGGGTTTCCTTTCCTTGAATGATGTTCGTTCTGTTGAAGATTTGTCTCCTATTGGCGAGGCAGGCGATCAATTCCGTGTGCCGTTGCAGAATATCGATGCTGCTGATGCCAAGGATGTCGGTCTGAATCTACGCGCTGACATTGTGAGCAAACTCGTTCAAGTTGGCTTTGATCCTGAAGAAGTCCTCAAGGCGGTTGAGATGGTTCCTATTGCTCACACAGGTCTTCCAAGTTCACAACTTCAACCGATTTCACAAATTGACCCTGCCAATCCTTCTGCTGTTTATGATGTTCGTGAAGCTCGTAATGGAACCGTGGTCAATGTTCCTGAGCCTGTGGTCAATGTTGCAGCTCCGAATGTCAATGTTGAGCCTGCGATGGTGATGCTTGAGTCTCCTGAAGTCCGAGTAGAAGCGCCGACAGTCAATGTTGAAGCGCCAAAGATTGAAGTGACAAATCAGATTGACCGACGCAAGGTTCGCAAGAAAGTTATCCGCGACGAAGTTGGTCGCATCGCAGAAGTTATTGAAGAGTTCATCGAGGGAGATGAGTAATGGCAACAGGTCTTAGTTCATACTTGGCAAATAAATTCCTTGATGCAGTCGGCAATGCAACTGCTTATTCTGCTGCCAATGTTTATGTGAAACTTCATACGGGCGATCCTGGGGCGAATGGAACTGCCAATGCCGCGACTGAAACAACCCGCAAAGAAGTCACATTCGCTGCTGCTTCAGGTGGCGCGATTACATCTGATGCCGCCGTCACTTGGACAAACATCGCCGGTTCGGAAGATGCTTCTTATTTCACTGCTTGGGATAATGCTTCTGCTGGCAATTTCTTATTCAGTGGCACTATTACTGGCAATGCTTATACTGCCGGTGATACTTACACCATTCCAAGCGGTCAACTAAGCGCATCATTGACTTTGGCTTCTTAAAGTGCCATCACAATTCGTCCTTAATACAGGCGTTCTTGACACAGACCTTCTTGGCCCTGTTGTCATCGTCAGTGCATCGGCGACCCTAGGCGGAATCACTCCAAGTGCAACTTCATTAGTAACGCATTCCGTTACTATGGCAGCTCCTCTAGGAACTCTTACCGCAACCGCTCGAGCAGCAGAGACAATTCAAGCAAGTGCAAATGCGCCTCTTGGTTCACTTGATGCAACTGCTAATTCACGACCTGAAAGCGCAATAGTCGCTTCCACAAGCGGCAGACTTGATTTCGTTCAGCCTAATTTCCCACAAGTAGTTCCACCGCAAGAGATTGAAATTGCAACAATCATCGCCGGTGCGAATGTTTCGCTTGGTTCAATTACATCACAAGCGATGGCAGAAATTACTTTCTCCATACTTGAAGACGATGCAGAAGTTCTGCTTCTGATTTAGGACACTCAATGCCATATTACATTTCAGACAAGCAAAGCGATTGTCAAGGTTGGGCAACGGTCAAAGAAGAATCTGATGGTTCTTACACGACAATCGGATGCCATGACACAAAGCAGGCTGCTATTGATCAAATGGTCGCAGTTAGCATCGCTGAAGATATGGAGCCAGGCGGCGAAGTTCGACAGGTAGATTTGAGCGTTCCACAATTCATTCGAGACAATGCTGCTCGTGGATTGAAATATGTTAGCGAAGGTTTTGGGGGAGATGGACTGACCGACACTGCCAAGCGCGAAGCGCGAGAAATGGCAGCAGGACGGATCACCGAAAACAAGGTTCGCAAGATGGCACCTTGGTTTGCTCGTCATCAAGTTGACGGTCAAGCACCAAAGAATAAAGACACATCACATCCGCAATATCCTGGCGCTGGTCTTGTCGCCTGGCTTTTGTGGGGTGGAGATTCAGACTTTAGTGATAGAGCGCAGAACTGGGCGCAACGAAAGATTGATGCCCTCAATGCCGAAGCCGATTCAAGGAGCAAAATGGCAAAGAAAATCGAACGCCGCACCTATACAGTGCGAGATGTAGAAGCGCGCGCAGATGGCGATGGAATGCGCCTTGCCGGTTATGCAGCAGTCTTCAATGACTCAAGCGTGCCACTACCATTCAAAGAGAGCATCGCGCCAGGGGCATTCCGCAAGACTTTGAGCGAAACTCCTGATGTTCGCTTGCTTATCAATCACGAAGGCTTGCCATTGGCTAGAACCAAAAATGACACTTTGAAGTTAGAAGAAGACGAGAGAGGCTTGCGATTCGAGGCCGACCTTGCAGATACTCAAGAAGGCCGCGATATTTATGAACTGGTCAAGCGCGGAGATGTTGATCAGATGTCTTTTGCCTTCCGCGTCATTCGTCAAAAATGGAATGACGATAGAAGCCGTCGAGTCTTGACGGAAGTTTCACTAGCTGATGGCGATGTCTCAGTTGTCACCTATCCTGCTTATCCAACGACCACAGTTGAAGCTCGTGAACACATCAAGGAAGCAATCAAGGCAATGAAAGAGGGTCGTGAAGTAACCGGCGAATCTTTGATTGTCGTTCAAGCAATTCTTGACAAGATTGATGAATCTTATGAATATCTTGGCGAAGGAAAGTCAATGCTTGAATCTCTCCTTGGCGTAATGCCAGAAGGCGATATGGAAGAGGATTCACGCGCCGTTGATGTAGTTGGCGATTTCGTCGAATGGGATTCATCAGGTGGAACTGCACGCGGTCGCATTGAACATGTCATGCGTGAGGGTGTTCTTGGAATTCCAAACTCTGATTTTTCTATCACCGCCGAAGAAGGCGACCCTGCAATCTTGATTCGAGTCTATCGTGAACTTCGTGACGGTTGGGTTGAGACTGAAACCCTCGTAGGACACAAAGCATCAGAATTGCGCGCTATTGATCCACTACCTGAACCGACTGAAGAAGAAGGTCGCAAGATTTCTTTGCGTCTTGCCAAAGCAATCATCAATTCAACAAAATAGATTTCTGCTCAATCGAGCAGATTGAAGTCGGAGCGAAACTCGCACCCTGTCAGCGCCGCGAGCATCTTCGCCACCACCTCGCAACCAAACTCACAAGGAGCAAAACTCAATGTCATATTTTGACAAAGTAGTCGAGCGCCGTGATGCAGTGAAGGCAGAAATGGATGCAATTCTCGAGGCAGTCGCTTCAGAGAATCGCACTGATCTGACCGCAGAGGAAACCGCAAAGGTTGATGCTCTGGTCGCTGAATCCCGCACTCTCGATGAGAAGATTGAAAAGCTCTCTGCTCAAGCAGATGCAGACCGTAAGGCCGCAGAAGCTCGCGCAGCAGTAGCAGATATCGCTGCACCAAAGGTCGGCGGTTTCAAAGTAACAAAGGAAGCACGCACATATTCACCTGAAGGTGAAGTTTCGTTCTTCCGCGATGCATATTCAGCACAATTCCGTTCTGATTACGCTGCTCAAGAGCGTCTCGCTCGTCACCAACGAGAAGAATCAGTTGAGCGCCGCGATGTCGGTACTGCTCAATTCGATGGTCTTGTGATTCCACAATACCTCGTTGATCTCGCAGCTCCATACGCTCGCGCAGGTCGCCCATTCGCTGATTTCGCAACCAACAAGATGACACTCCCACCAAGCGGAATGACATTGAACATTTCTCGTATGACCACCGGTTCTTCAACCGCAGTTCAGGTCACACAGAATGATGCCGTTAGCGAAACCGATGTTGACGATACTCTGCTCACGGTCAATGTCCGCACCATTGCCGGACAGCAAGACCTCAGCCGACAGGCTATTGAGCGAGGAACCGGCATTGATGCTTTCGTAGCAGCCGACCTCATCAAGAGCTGGCACACAACTCTCGACGCACAACTTCTCAATGGAACAGGCAGCGCAGGTCAGATTGAAGGACTCCGCGCAGCAGGTGGAAATGCAATCACCTTCACCTCAACTGCTCCAACAGTTGCCTTGCTTTATCCGAAACTCGCTGATGCAATTCAGCAGATTCAGACCAATGCATTCGTTAATCCAACTCATTTCGTGATGCATCCACGCCGCCTTGCATTCTTGCTCGCAGCCGTTGATTCATCCAACCGCCCACTCGTTGTGCCAGCAGCAAACGGCCCAATGAATGCAGCAGGAGTTGGCGCAGGAGCTTCTTCCTATGGAAACTCCGGTTATCAAATGATGGGTCTTCCAATCATCACCGATGCAAACATCGGCACAACCTATGGAACGACAACAAACCGAGATGAAATCTATGTTGTCACCGCAGGCGAGAATCACCTTTGGGAGCAACCAGGTTCGCCATTCACACTTCGCTATGATGCGACAGGTGCAGGCAACCTCACCATCAAGACCGTCGTTTATGGTTATGCCGCGTTCACCGCAGGCCGCTATCCATTAGCGAACTCGATTATCAGTGGATCGGGTCTATCAGCACCAACCTTCTAATTTAGAAGGACAACTGAATAATTGTGCAGAGGCGGGTAAGGCCCCCCGACTTGCTCGCTTCTGCACTTCTCAAACGGTTCGGGGGAACTATGAAATCAGGACACAAAGTATCAATCGGGTCGTGTGACCCTGGCATGGTCAATGGCGGATTTGCCTACCATCTCATTCAATTAGCATCGGCACGAGCTAATAAACTTGGTTCATTTGTCAGAATCAAAGGTTCAGGCTTGCTTTCCAAGCAACGAAATCGCGTTGTCAAGCAATTTTTAGAAATGACAGATTCCGATTGGCTTTTGATGATTGATTCAGATGAGCAACTTGATGTGCGTACTTTTGACCTTCTTTGTGAAACGGCGCACGATAAAGAAAGACCAGTGGTCGCAGGTTTAGTATTTGCAGGATTCGGAGTACCAGGAAAACCGTATCCCAAACCTGTTCCTGCTATTTTCCAAGATTCACCTAATGGCTTTTTGCCTCTCTACAAATACGATAAAAATTCAGTTTTTGAAATAGATGCCGCTGGAACTGGTTGTCTTATGGTTCATCGCAGCGTCCTTGAAGCAATCCGTGAGAATGCCGATCCGAATCAAGGCAAAGATTGGTGTTGGTTTTGGGATGGCCCTGTTGCCGGTGAATGGATAGGAGAGGATTTGCTCTTCTGTCGCAGAATCAAGTCTCTAGGTTTCCCAATATATGTCAATACCGGTGCGATATTGCCACATTCAAAGTCGTATTGGCTTGATGATGAACATCACGATTTATGGCGCGATTAGAAAGAAAAGAAACCGCTACCGCCGCTCCACACTTGGAACGAGCTATGCAATCAAAACCGAAAAAGAGGAAAACAAGTGGCAATCACAAACGGTTACGCAACTCTCGCAGAAGTAAAGGCATCTCTAGCGATAACTGATACCACCGATGATGCTTTGCTTGAAATCTCTATCACTGCAACAAGCAGAATGATTGATGATTTTTGTGGCCGTTTCTTTTATGCTGATGGCACAAGCGGAACTCCTGTTGTGCGATATTATACGGCGCAAGATGCTTGGAGCCTTGCAGTTGATGACTACACTGCTATTACTGCCATCGCAACAGATGATGATTTCAATCAAACTTGGTCAACGGTTTGGTCAACTTCGGACTATATGACTGAGCCAATCAATAATCCTCGCCGTGGATGGCCTTTCACACGACTCCTTGCAACTGGGGCTTATGTCTTCCCTTATTATTTGCCACAAGCAGTCAAGGTGACCGGCGTATGGGGTTGGTCGGCAGTTCCATCAGAAGTCAACCAAGCCTGCATTATTCAATCTTCTCGTCTCTTTGTACGCAAGCAATCACCATTCGGAATTGCTGGAACGCCTGAACTTGGAACAGTTCGTCTCTCTTCCAAACTTGATCCTGATGTTGAGGCTCTTCTTCGACCAATGAAGAGAAATAATGGTCTTGCAGTATGAATCCAAGCACCGTTCGAGATAGACTCAAAAGCGCTCTTCAGACCATTACAGGTCTTCGCGCCTATGACTTGATTCCCGATACCGTCGTGCCACCTGCGGCGATTGTAGGTCAATTAGATTTCACATTCGATATCGACAATGCTCGTGGTCTTGACCAAGCGCAGGTTGATGTCCTTGTGATTGTGCAACGCTTTTCTGAAAGAACAGGTCAAGACAAATTAGATGCCTACCTTGCAGGTTCAGGAGCTAGTTCTATCAAGGCCGCAATAGAAAGTGATCGCACTTTGTCCGGAGCAGTGAATACCTTGCGTGTTACAGGTGCCGAAGCCGGCACTTATGATTCTCAAGGAGTCACTTTTCTGTCTTATAGATACAGACTCACGCTTTGGGGATAGGAGACTAATGACTTTCAAAGTCATCTCAGACCGCGAGGTCTGCGGAAAAACACAAGGTGAGATTCTTACCTTGAAAGAACTTGAAGATGCAGGCGCTAACATTGATGCTCTCATTGTTGGTGGCCACATTGAAGCAAATAAACCAACAATCAAACCAGCACAAGAAGGAGCCAAAAACTAATGGCACGCATTGTTCTCACAAATGCTTATGTCACTGTCAACTCTGTTGATGTCAGTGATCATGTCGCATCCGTTACGCTCAATTCATCATTTGATGTCGTTGAGACTACGGCGTTCTCAAGCACCGCAGCAAGAACTCGCATCGGTGGTTTGCAGGACAATTCCATCACTCTTGAATTTCATCAAGATTATGCTTCGGGTTCAATCGAAGCAACAATCTATCCGCTTCTTGGCAGCACAACCTCGGTTGTTGTCAAGCCAAACGGATCAAGCACAAGCACAACCAATCCTTCCTATACAGCAACCGTTTTGGTTTCTGAATGGACTGCTCTGAATGGCGCAGTAGGAGAATTGGCGACTGCTTCCGTCACCTGGCCTGTAAGCGGAGCAATCACTAAGGCAACTGCATAGTGGCACGACTCGTTCTCACAAATGCCTTTGTGAAATTCGGTACCGTTGATTTGAGTGACCATATCGCTAGTGTTTCGTTAAATACGACCTATGATATTGTTGAGACAACGGCATTCGGAGACACAGCAAAGCGCAGAGTGGCAGGCTTAGCAGATAATTCTGTGAGCTTTGAATTTCATCAAGATTACGCTTCAGGATCGGTTGAATCTACGATTTATCCGCTGCTTGGAACGGCAATCACTTGTGAAGTTCGACCTGTCAATACGACAGTCAGCGCCACAAATCCAAAATATACATTTTCGGTTCTTATTTCCGAATGGACACCTTTGAGCGGTGCCGTTGGAGAATTAGCAACTGCAAGTGTTACTTGGCCAATCTCGGGAACGATAACAAAGGCAACATCCTAACTACTACAAGGGGGAAATAAATGGATGGCTTGAAAATCCGCGTAAAGACGACAGATGGTTTAGATGCTACTTATGATCTACGACCTCGAATCATCGTCGAGTTTGAAACGAAATACAATAAAGGTTTGGCAAAATTGATTTCCGAAGAGCAACGATTAGAGCATATTTATTTCCTTGCTTGGTCGGCAATGAAGCACAATGGTCGCGTTGTCAAACCTTTTGGCTCCGACTTCTTGGATACTCTTCAAGAGGTTTCGCTGGTAACAGACCCTTCTTCCGAATCCACCGAGACAGCCTGATTTATTCAATAGCAGCTCTTTCGGTGGAGACGGGAATATCTCCAATCGCTCTTATTGATGCCCCTAACGGTATCTTGGATGCGATGTTCGCTTACATCAAAGAACGATCAAAGGCGCGGAGCAAATAATGGATTCACCTCATTATCGTATTGCAATCAGTGGTCTAACAGAAACAATTAGCGCTCTTGAACGCTTCGCGCCTGACTTGAAGAAGCAGTTAGATAGACAGGTCAGAAAAGTTCTGAGTAAGGTCGTCAATGATGCTCGTTCATTTGTTCCTTTTGACATCCATCCTTCGGGATGGGCAAGAGAGAACAAAAACGCAAGTCTTATTGGCCCTTTGCAAGCAGGTCAGGGGAGAGGTTCATTTGTCAGATATGATGCCTCTTCTGCTAAACAGGGAATCAAGAGCGTAACTCCAACATCTCAGAAATCCTCAACTGGATTCAAAAATGCTTATGGCGTGATTCAACGCGATAAAGCCGGAGCAATCTTTGAAACGGCTGGTCGAGGATCAAAGGCAAGTCGAGCAAGAACTCGCGCTTCTCGTTCGACAAACCCAACTGCATCTCAAGATTTTATTAAAGCAGTCGAAAAATACTATGGCATTCTTCCGCCATCAAAATTGCAGGGTAATGATAAAGGTCGCGCTCTTATTCGCGCCGTCGATGACAACAAGAAGACTGCTCAGCGTGCTATTTTAGAAGCAGTCAAAGATGCTGAGAAAAAAGCGCAAGAGCGTATGGATACTCAGTTGAAAAATAGAGAGGGATAACTGTGGCAATTTTTGAGCGCATTATCACCGTCTATAATGACAAGGGTTCCAAACAAGCTCTCAAAGATATCAACAAGCTAGAAAACAGTTTTGCCGCAGCAGGCAAGAAGATTGCAAAATCCTTCGCGGTGGCGACGGCGGCAGCGGCGGCTCTCGCTCTTAAAATTGGCAAGGATGCTGTTAATGCAGCAATGGAAGACCAGAAGAGCCAAGCTCTTCTTGCCAATGCTCTTCGCAATACCATCGGTGCCAATGATGCCGCGATTGCCTCGGCTGAAAGCTATATCAGCGCCCTTGAGAAACAATTTGCGATTGCCGATGACCAATTAAGGCCGGCCCTATCGACCTTGACGACCGCAACCGGAGATTTGACCAGCGCTCAAACACTCCTTGGTCTTGCCCTTGATGTTAGCGCCGGAAGTGGCGTTTCTCTTGAAACCATAACATCTGCCTTGGCAAAGGCCGCCAATGGTAATTTCGCCGCATTAAGCAAACTCTTTCCGCAACTTGATAAGAATGCAATCAAGACTGGTGATCTTGCTGCGGTCACAAAACAATTAGCAGATGCATACGGCGGCGCAGCAGCAAAGAATGCCAATACATTTGCAGGAAAATTAGAAGGTCTGAAGATTGCCTTTGGCAATGTTCTTGAGCAGGTTGGTTATCTTCTTCTTCCGCTCCTTGAGCGATTTGCAACATTTTTGACAGAAACCGTCATTCCTGCCATTCAACAATGGATTTCTATTCACGGAGAAGAACTTAGCGCCGTCTTTGAAAAAGCGATTGGTTATGTCGTAGGTTTCTTCCAAGTTCTCTACGATGTTTTTTCTTTTGTAATGAACAATACAAAAGTTTTCAAGCAACTCGGAGCAATTCTGATTGCAGCATTTGCGGGCGCTAAGGTAGCAGCGGCGGCAACTGCACTCTATAACGCAATCAAAACAATCATTGTCATTATGAAATTATTGCGTGCAAATGCTTTGCGCGCTGCTGCCGCAACTGCGCTGGCAACAGGCGGTGCTTCAGCATTAGCCGGTGCAGCCGCATTTGCTGCCGCTCTTATCGGTGTCAATCTTGCAATGAATGCTTTAGATGATGACGCAGAAGACACAAATCTTGATCTTGGATTCAAAGAAGTCGGTGTTACAGCAGCAGATTACACTGCTAATCTTGATAAACTTTCGACTAATAATAAGAAAGTCACAGCGACAACTGTCAAACAGAATGAAGCATTGGCAAAGAAACTTGCTCTTGAGAAGGCACTTGCCGCACTTCTTAAGTTAGGGATCAAACCGACAACCGAAACTGATCCTATTCAGTTGGAAGCAGCTCGTTTGAATCTGTTGAAACAAGCAAGTCTTGAAGAGGCTCGTCGCGTTGAATTGCTTATTCAAAACTTTGAAGCTCAGATGCGTCTCAATCAGGCTGCTCAAAGATATGCAGACCTTCTTATTGTTTTATCTGACACTAAGATTAGTGATGAGGAAGTCAGCCTTCTTGCTCAAAAGTGGAATGTCACCAAGGGTCAAGTTCTCGAATACATTGCTCGCATTTATGCTGCCAATACCACTGCGGTCGATGACAGTGGCGTAGTCAATCTCTTAATGAAATGGGGATTGACCAAGGAACAAGCGCAAAAATATGTTGACTTCACTCGCGCACTCAAGGATGAAAAACTTGATGACAGCGAGATAGAAAAGTTGATGGGCAAATGGGGTATGACCCGTCAGGCAGTCGTTGATTATGCTAAGCAAATCACTACTGGCAGCGCGCTTCAAACTGTTCTCTCTCCAACTTATGCACAACCAGGAGATGCAGCAGCAAAATCGTGGAAAGATGCTCTTGATGCATTAAATACATATCTTGATGCTCTCAAGAAACCACAACCGTTACCTGATGGTCGTCCGACTCCAGTTCCCGTTCCACTTCCTGTTCTTCCTGGGGGTGGTAAAGGAGGAGCAGAGATGCTTGGCACTATTGCTAAATTAACTAAAGAGCGTCTTGATGCCGGTTCATTTACTGCCGTCGGAATTCGTCTCAAAGAGAAAATTGACGAATTAAACGACACCATCAAAGCAACTGTTCCAACACCGATTACTCCGGCAGCTCCTTTGGAAATCAATCGTGAACGAGGCGCATTCCAATCGACCTTTGATCCTTCAGCATTCCGCTCTGTTGATAATCAAGGAATGACCGTCAATGTGACAGTTCAAGGAAGCGTGCAAAGCGAAAATGACCTTGCCGAGACTATTCGCTCAAGGCTCCTCAAGGATCAAGCTAGCGGCAAACCTGTTCTCTATTTGAGTGGACTCTGATGACCGGAACACCGCATCTGGGAGTCAGCATTGACTTTGCCAATGGGCCGTCATTCGGAAACCCGCTCATCCTTGATGACCCGACGACTTTGCTCAATAGCGCCATCCTTGCCGATGCGCCGGCAGATGTCGTCGATGTCTCTGATATCGCCCTTCGCGTCAGCACAAGGCGAGGTCGAAATCGCATCCTCAATAATTTCGAGGCAGGCACCGCAAGTGTCATTCTTGAAGATGCCAATGGCGACTGGAATCCTCAAAATACTGCTTCGCCCTATTATGGCAAGCTCTTACCTCTCCGCAAGATTCGTATCTGGGCTGATTATGACAGCGGCAGTGGAACAAATCGTTATTATCTTTTTTCAGGGTACATTACAAGTTACGACAACTCATTCAAACTTGGACTTGATGAGGTTTCAAGCGTAACTTTGCAGTGCGTTGATGCCTTTCGTCTTTTTCAGAATGTCAACATAACGACCGTAGCGGGAACAAGCGCCGGTCAAACTACGGGGGCGCGCATTACTAACTTGCTTGACTTGGCTAGTTACCCACCAAGCCAACAAAGCATTGACACCGGAAGTTCGACTGTCCAAGCCGATCCTGGCACCGCTCGCACCCTACTTGCAGCTCTTCAGACTATTGAACAGACTGAATTAGGCGGATTCTTTGTTGACCCTGAAGGAAGTGCAGTCTTTCTTTCAAGAGAAACCGTATCCTTAAAAGCTGACCAAACTCCATTATTGTTCAATGACAATGGCTCTGATATCACCTATCAATCCATTGATTTTGCCTATGACGATACTCAAATCTATAACGACATCACAGTCACTCGTTTGGGTGGTACAGCTCAAGAGGTTCAATCCACAAGTTCAATCGAGACTTATTTTATCCATTCAGGAGCGCGTTCTGATCTCTTGATGCAGACCGACAGCGAGGCATTGAATCAAGCAAATATGCTTCTCCATGCCCGCGAAAATGCCCTTTTCCGCATTGATTCTATTGGGTTGAATTTGATGGATGAAAACGCAAGCGACCGCATTGTTGCTGGTCTTGATTCTGACCTTTTCACCCTCATCAATGTCACCAAGACGGCGCAGGCATCCTCAAGTGTGACTTTGGAACTTTTCGTTCAAGGCATCACTCATGACATTACCCCGAATACTTGGACAACAAGGTTCCTCACCGCTGAACCTATAATTCAAGCATTCATCCTAGATTCGACGACACAGGGCGTTCTTGATGGAAGTCAAGGCGTTCTGAGCTACTAAGGAGAAACGATGGCAAAACAGACCTTCACCTCTGGTCAAGTTCTTACCGCAGCGCAAATGACTTCGCTGCAACAGACCGCGATGTTGGGTGGCGATGCAAGCGCGAAAGTTGCTTCCTATGTCCTCACCGCTGCCGATGCAGGCACCGCTATTTCAATGAGCAATGGCAGTGCAACGACAATCACGGTCAACACTGGGTTATTCGCCGCAGGTGATACTGTCACCATCATCAATCTTGGCGCGGGTGTTTGCACCATTACCGCAGGAACGGCAACGGTCACAACATCAGGCTCACTTGCCTTAAGTCAAAATCAAGGTGGCGTTCTTCGCTTCACAAGTGCAAGCGCAGCAATCTTCTTCCAATTTGCAACGCCAGCTTCAGGGGATATCGAAGGCGTTACCGCAGGCACAGGTCTTTCAGGCGGTGGCACGAGCGGCACAGTGACGCTATCACTTTCAACTCCAGTTTCAGTTGCTAATGGTGGAACTGGAATTAGCTCATTTGGAACAGGTATTGCCACTTTTCTCGGCACTCCATCAAGCGCAAATCTTGCTTCAGCAATTACTGATGAAACAGGTTCAGGTTCTCTTGTATTTGGAACAACGCCGACAATTAGTGGCCCCATTGTTTCTGATGCAATCATTCGTGGCTTTGAAGAAGATGTCAATGTCGTTGCCTCTGCTGCAACAGGAACTATCAATTTTGATGTCTCAACAGCTTCGGTTTGGTATTACACATCCAATGCCACCGCTAATCACACTTTGAACTTTAGATATTCAAGTGGAACATCCCTAGCTTCAGCCTTGGCGGTCGGCGATGCCATCACGCTTGTCTGGCTGAACACGAATGGAACGACTGCTTATTATCCAAGCACCATTCAAATTGATGGAAACGCCGTCACCCCAAAGGTGCCTGCGGCCATCAGTGCCGGCAATGCCAGCGCCATTGACGCTTATGTCTTCACCATTATTAAAACTGCTGCGACACCAACTTACACAGTTTTAGAGACTCAGACGAAGTTCGCCTAAAAGCAAGGGGAGATGATGTCACCGATTGTTCAGACTTTTGGCAATGGATCAGCTCGCGGCTATGGTGCATTTCTAGCTGCTGCCAATTCTGGCTCCTACGAATCCATCGCCACCGTTACTGTTGGTAGTGGTGGAACATCAAATGTTGAATTTACTTCTATTCCTGGAACTTATGCTCATCTACAATTAAGATATATTGCACAATCTTCCAGCGGTGGTTCTGCTGACATTATGAATGTTCAGATGCAATTTAATTCTGACACTGCTGCAAACTATAAACGACACTACTTATTAGGAACTGGCGCTGCTGTTTCTGCTGGAGCCGATACTGGTAGAAGCAATATAGTAATTGGAACGGCGCCGACAAATGATTATACAAATTGTTTTAACGCTGGAGTAGTTGATATTTTAGATTATGCAAATACTAATAAAAATAAAACCGTAAGAACATTAGATGGTAATGACCAAAACAGCGGAGATACTTTAAGCAGAATGTGGTTTGAATCAGCACTTTGGGTATCAACTTCTGCAATTACTTCCATTAAGATAACTATGGAAAGTTCAAGAACTATCAGACAATACAGTTCCTTCGCCCTTTACGGAATTAAGGGAGCCTAAATATGCCAGCAACTTACGATTCACTAGCGACGACGACTTTAAGTAGCGCACAATCCAGCGTCACATTCTCTAGCATTAGCGGCAGTTATACGGATTTGGTTTTGGTGATTTATGTTATTGCAGGAGCCAATGCAAATTATGTTTATATGCAATATAACGGAGATACTGGGTCAAACTATTCAACAACGGTAGTCTCTGGAACTGGAAGTTCTGCTATCAGCAGTAGATGGGCTAATAGAACAAACTTCAACATTGATTATCAAGGTACTCCTGCGCCTACACCCGGCCAAAGAATCGTTCAAATAATGAATTATTCAAATACCACTACCTATAAGACAGGATTGGTTAGAGCAGGGCGAGCAACGGGAACTTCATTCGCTGGAACTACTGGCACCGATGCAACGGTTGGTTTATGGCGTTCTACTTCAGCAATCAACTCAATAACCATTACTTGTGATAACGACACATTTTCATCGGGTAGTCAATTCACCCTCTACGGCATCAAGAGTTTTTAGGGAAGGATAACTTATGGCTATCACTTACAAGGCTATCGCCACCACAACAGTAGGGTCAGGTGGGGCGAGCAGTATTGACTTTACAAGTATTCCTGCGACTTATACGGATTTGTTGTTGGTTATTAGTACCCGCCAACCAGGTGGCGCTCCTAGTTGGTCTGATTTACGCATAAGATTCAACAGTTCCACTACAAGTTACACAGATAAATTGCTTTATGGAGATGGGTCAAGTGCAACCAGCATTAGCGAAAGTGATACTGGAATTGTTATTAGAAGCGTAAACAATGGCGTTGCTACTGCTAATACTTTTGGTAGCGCTTCGATTTACATTCCAAATTATACAAGTTCAAACTATAAATCTGTGAGCATTGACCAAGTAACTGAAAACAATGCAACACAGGCTTTGGCTGGTTTGACTGCTGGTTTATGGAGCAATACTTCGGCTATAACAAGCATTGGACTTACACCAAATACTGCGGGTAACTTTTCCCAATACTCAACCGCAACCCTTTATGGAATCAAGAACTCATAGGAAAGGAAATGATAATGCCAACCAAACTCGTCGTTGATTGCAGTACGGGAATCTCAGAAGAGGTAGAACTTACCGCCGAAGAGATTGCTCAGGCAGAAGCAGATGCTGCTGCATACGCAGAGGCTAAAGCCGCAGAAGATGCTGCCAAGGCTGCTGCTGATGCTGCTAAGGCTTCGGCTCAGGCGAAACTTGCAGCACTTGGTTTGACCGCAGAAGAGATTGCAGCCCTTTCTAAGTAAGGAGTAAACGGGGTCATTTGTAAGGAGTCATCAATGGGCATTTCAACTCGTCAAGTAACTGTCGGAACAACGCCAACAGCTCTCGTCGATGCCACCAGTACCGCAGAGCAGGTCGTTCTTCATAGCTCATCAGGTCAGATTTGGATTGGCAATTCTGATGTGACGACATCAACCGGATACCGAATGGATAATGGCGACAAACTCGTCATCGATAATCACGAAACCGGCATCTGGGGAATAGTTGCTTCAAGCACTCATACAATGAATGTCTTGGTGATTAACAAATGAGCCTTATTGATTGGGCTTCCTTTGCCGTTGCTCTTTTTTCAATTATTGGATCGGTTGCTTTGGGAGTCAAATGGCTCGTCAAACATTACCTGACAGAACTCAAACCTAATGGCGGAAGTTCGCTCAAAGACAAAGTGACAGCTCTTGAGGATAAGGTTGACCTCTTGACTGACTTTGTGAAAGAGGCTTTGAAACGATAATGTGCCAAAATAGACAACTAGAAAACTTCTTGCATATCGCCGGAGCCGAAGTTGGCTATATTGAAGGCCCTGCCGATAATGAAACCAAGTATCAAAAGGCAAAACAGCCTTGGTGCGGTGCCTTTGTTAATTGGTGTGCCAAGCAGGTTGCCCTGAAGATTCCTGATTGCACTTATACCCCTGCCGGAGCCAAAGCCTTCAACGAGGCCGGCACCTGGCAACCCGTAGCTTCAGCAACTCCAAGCAAGGGCGATATCGTCTTCTTCGATTTTCCTGCCGATGGAATCGACCGCATTTCGCATGTTGGCATCGTAGAAGCGGTCAATCCTGATGGCACCGTCACTACCATTGAAGGCAACACAGCCAGCGACAACAAAGGCGATCAACGCAATGGCGGTATGGTTGCGCGTAAGATTCGCGCCTATAAGAAGAACAATCGTGGCAAACTCAAGCCATCTCTGCCGGTAGCCATCGTTGGCTTTGGCAGACCTAAATTCAAGGAGTGCAAATGTTCGATAAAGCAAAACTCATCGCCATCGGCAGTACCTACGCAAGAGCAGGGGCAGCAGCCGTAGCAGCTCTTTATCTCAGTGATCCATCACGACCATTGAAAGATTATGTCGCAGCTTTCGTCGCGGCCATCATCGGCCCCGTTTTGAAGGCAATCGACCCGAAGGCAACAGAATTCGGGCGTGGAAGTAAATAAATTATGCATCGGGGGAAAATCTTAGATGAGGCCAAGCGCCTCACCTCATCGGAGCGTCAAGATATCTATGGCGAACCGCTTACTAATCATCAACGCATTGCAGACCTGTGGAGTGTTTATCTCGAAAAAGAGATAAGCCCTTCACAGGTCGCTTTGTGCTTATGTCTCGTGAAAATTGCTCGCCTGATGCAGACACCTGACCATCAAGATTCATTTATTGACTTGGCCGCCTATGCCGCCATTGCAGGGGAGATTGAATCGTGAAAAATAATGTCGTCTTGGTTCCTACTCGTGGCAGACCGAAAAATGCCGCAGAAGTCTTGCACGCACATAAAGAATTCTCTTGTCGTTCTGACCTATTTTTTGTCATCGATAATGACGATGAAACCTTGCCTGATTATCGCTCCACAGTCGGGGTCGAGCGCATCATCGAAATTGAAAATATCAAACGCGGTATGGCATATCCCATCAATGCTGCTGCCAAGCGCCTTGTCAATGACTATGAATTCTTTACATTTGTCGGCGATGATCATCGCTTTAGAACCCCTGATTGGGATGTCGCCTTGATGCGCGCCATCGGCTCTCGCCCTGGCATTGGCTATGGCAATGACCTTCTTCAAGGCGAAGCTCTGCCAACTGCCGTGATGATGTCATCTGCCATCGTCCGCGCCCTCGGCGGGATGGTGCCACCGCGAATGCAACATCTTTATCTTGACAATTTTTGGAAGAAGTTAGGCGAAGACATCAAAAACTTGGTTTATTTGCCACAGGTCATCATCGAACATTGTCATCCGATTGCCGGCAAAGCCGATTGGGATGAAGGCTATCGAGCCGTCAATGCCACCGAGATTTATTCATTCGATGCCCTGATGTTCAACAATTACATCAAGAGCGAAGATTATGCGATTGTGGTAAATAAGTTAAAGCAATGAAGGCAATCTCATTCTCTCTTTACGGCAATGACACCCGTTATACCATCGGAGCCATCAAGAATGCCGTCCTAGCCTCACGCTATTTCCCTTTTGATGATGGTTTTGTTCTTCGTTTCTATGTCGGCGAATCTGTCAGTGAGGCAATCACGACAACATTGGAACGATTCAAGGGCGTTCAAATCGTGCGAATGCAAGAGCGAGAAGACCACAGCGCTAAATTATGGCGTTATCGTGCCTTTTCTGACCCACAATTTGAGGTTGTCATCTGCCGTGATAGCGATGCCCGTCTATCCTATCGAGACAGAATAGCTCACGAGGATTGGGTCAACTCCGGTCTTGATTACCACATCATCAAGGATCATCCGATTGGTCATAATTACCTCATCAGCGCCGGAATGTTCGCCGGAAAGACTGCCGATTTGCGAGATATGGTCATGCTCATCGAGAGCGAATACCGTCAGGATTACTACACAGTTGACCAAGATTTCCTTGCCGGCGTGATTTATCCAAAAGTCAAGGATTCTGTCCTCATCCATGACCCCTATTTCAACACTCCCATTGAAGGGGCATCTATTCGGACAACTATCGCCTTTGATGCCCCTACTCCCCGCTCTCATATCGGCGCAGCTCTTGATGCCGATGATAAGTTTTTCTTTGATATCGACCGAAAGGCGCAAAACGAGTATTGTCGTTGCGAGCGATATCACTACGAAAATGACAGGTGGGGGAAATGAAGATTCTCATAACGGGAGATCAAGGATTTGTCGGCACCAATTTTAAGAAATTCCTTGATGGCAAAAATAATCACATCACGGGCATTGACCTCAAAGACGGCAAAGATGTCAGAGAATTCTTCGCCAAAGACGACACGAAATTTGATGTCGTCATCCATCTTGCGGCGGTCGTCGGCGGCCGCGCCACTATCGAAGGGCAACCTTTGGCAGTTGCCGCCGACCTTGCCATTGATGCCGACCTTTTCCAATGGGCGCTTCGCACTCGTCCTGGTCACATTGTCTATTTTTCCTCAAGCGCTGCCTATCCGATTTATCTGCAACGAGCTGAATACAAGCAATCCTTAAAGGAATTTGATATCAATCTTGACCATATTCGCACCCCTGATATGACCTACGGTTGGGCGAAGTTGTCAGGTGAAATGCTTGCTCGTTATGCACGAGCCGAAGGTTTGAAAGTTACCATCTTGCGTCCTTTTAGCGGTTATGGCAATGACCAATCCCTTGATTATCCATTTCCGACATTTATCAAACGAGCCAAAGAGAAGGCTGATCCGTTTGATGTTTGGGGCAGAGGAACGCAGGTACGCGATTTCATTCATATTGAAGATGTCGTTCGAGCTACTTTCGAGGCAGTTCTCAACAATGTCACCGTTGCCAATCTCTGCACCGGAAGAGCGACTTCTTTTGTTGAATTGGCAGAGATGACGATGATGCAAGCAGGATATCTCGGTCAAATAAGAACCAACCCGAAGGCTCCCGTGGGAGTTGCCTATCGGGTTGGTAATCCAACCAAAATGCTTTCTTTCTATGAGCCGAAGATAACTCTTGAAGAAGGTATCTATCGGGCTTTTAACGACCTCTAAGGTGAGCCTTCTTGTCGGGAAGTGCGAACAAAATGATGACAATCCAAAAGCCGTAAAAGTATGACATCACCGTCCAAAAGATGATGTTTCGACCTACGGCAAAAGAATAGAAGGCAGTGAAGAAGAGAATCAAAACATCCCATCCGTTCATCTAGCACCATCCCATCAGTGGAGCGGGTTCAATATCTTTGACGATTTCATAGAACTTACCATTCTCATGCAATGATCCTGCGGTCACGACATATCCGTTGAACTTGATATCAACGCCTTGGCGCAATTTGCCACCGAAGGTCGCATTGGCAGGAGCCTTGTAATACAGATGCAGACCATCTCCTGTACTGACCGTGAAGGTTTCTAGGTCAAGACCGTCAGTTGTACCGCCATTGCGATAATCAACATCAAAGACAACAAGATTGCTTGGCGCACAGGCGATGCCAATGTTGAGAAGCGGTGATTTCTCAAACCACTTGGCGACAATTGCAGGCTTATTTGATGCCGACTTGTAGCCTTTCTTTGCAATAGGAAAGAAGGGAATCTTCTGTTGCGGATAGCAAGGCAGGACATACCAACCGCGCTCGGCATAGGCACTGGCAATCTCGGCGGTAGTCATTTGACGAACTCCTTGAGGAAATCAACGATGACCTCTGAGACTGTCTTACCTTCCGAGCGCGCCTTTGCCATCGCCCGTCGCCACAGTTGCTCGCTGACGCGAATGGATCGAATCTTTTTCATTTCTTCCGTTCCGTGAGTTACTACCTTTCGCCCACACCCCAAAGGTAATGCTTGTCTATACCTTTGTCCATACATAAAGCATTGAAGGATTCGGCGTGGCGCGGGTAGCCTGTCAGCCCTTCCCCTCATACTTATCCACAACCAAGAAGGGGGTTTTATGCAATATCTGATGTTTGGGGCTGTAATAGGCATTCTAGGGCTTCTATGGGGCATTCTATGGCTCCACGACGACCCGCTCGAAGAAGGTTTCAAAGAGGCGCGAGAGTGGGAAAGCCGTCAAAAGCGCCTTAGGAAGGTTCTAGGCAAATGAGCCTTTTCTCTGTCCATCCAAGCGCCGATGGCTCTTTCAAACTCTTCCTTGAAGAGCGCGATGCCAACCTCGACCTTTTAGAGGATGTGATGGATCAGGTGCCTTTGCTGGCATTAGCTCGACTGCGCGATGCCAGTGGTCGATTCATCCTTGGCGGTGTGGATGTTCAAGATTTAGAACGAGCGCGTGAGGCGATTCCTACCCTGGCAACGCAGGTCGTCAAAATGACCGAGCGAGAGGCGTTGGACTTGGCTGAAGAATTATTGATGTCGGTCAAATTCGCCCGCGCCATTGCCGGCAAACCGACGAAACTGGAATTGGTGAAATAAATGGCGAATCCGAATGGTCGCAAGGGAGCGGCATTTGAGATTGGAGTTCTCAAGTGGTTGCGTTCTCGCGGTGTCTTTGCCGAGCGCTTGCGGCTATCCGGTGTAAAAGATGAAGGCGATATCGTCACCCTCATTGCAGGCAAGACATATCTGCTCGAATTGAAGAATCGCAAATCAATTTCATTGCCGACATTTTGGGATGAAGCCTGTGACGAAGCTGCCAACTACGCCAAGGCACGAAACTTAGAAGTTGCACCGCCATCTTATGTTGTGATCAAACGCAGAAATGCATCGGTTGAGCGAGCTTTTGTCGTGCAAGACCTTGAGTCATGGCTAGGTGAAAGACACAAGTGAATGCGTTACAATACTTTTTCCCGAATCTTCCGCTTCTGCCGAATGCATTGTGCAGAACCATCGAACCTAATTTATTTTTTCCTGAATCAAGAGAAGAAGAGAGAAAGTCTCTCCCTACCGTCCGCGCTATTTGCGGCGGTTGTATCGAGCGAAAGGAGTGCTTGGACTACGCACTTCGAGAACAAATCCCTCACGGAATATGGGCAGGAACTACGCCGGCTCAACGAGGGTTTGGGCAAGGGTTTCGAGATAGGAATACAGGTCGCGTGAATCGATCTGATGCTATCCGTTCCCTTCATTCTCTAGGGCGACAACCGAAAGAAATTGCAGAGACGCTTCATCTTGAGATGGCTTATGTCACTCAAGTCTTGAAGCGAGCTGCGAAATTGGAAGGAGAAAGCCAATTACTCAAAGAGCAAAAGCAATCAGGGGAATCTTCATCATCATCGGAGTTAGCACAATGACCTCGATGATTGTCAACGCCGGATTCGCGCCAGAGATGGTCGTTCCTGCAACTGTCATCTACAAGGACAGGCCGGTTCTCGAACAAGTCAATGCGAAAGAACTTGCCCGCACTTTATTGACCAAAAAACAATTTTCTTGTCTGACCTCATTGTTGGGCAAGGAAAGTGCGTGGAATCCTTCGGCAAAAAACCCGAAGTCTTCGGCGCAAGGAATCGGGCAACTGCTGGATTCCACCTATGACAACCTTGGCATGAAACATACCAAGGATTCGGTGTCACAACTTGTGGCAACGCTCGCCTATATCCACAGGCGACATGTGACTCCCTGCAACGCCTGGGAGTTCTTCAAGAAAAATAATTACTTCTGATTCGGGGGAATCACAATGTCAGTTGAAATTGAAAAAGGTGTGATTGACTTCGATGAGTCAATGGCGATGTGGCTTGAGCAATATCGCAGCGCACTTGTAAAGATAAAAGAATGGGAAGAAGTGGCAGATGTCGCTCGCTCCCATATTGAATCTGCACTTGGCGATGCTGAGGTTGGCTTTTACAAAGGTCAACCAGTCGTTCGCTATACAACCGTCACATCAACCCGTTTTGATGTGAAAAAGGCTAAGGAACTCCTCCCTGCTCAAGTGTTGGATATCCTTCAAGTTCAATCCAATTCTCGCCGCTTCACTCTCGTCAATCAGGATCAGCAATGAGCATCCCGTTTATTGCGCCAATGGAACCCATTGTGCCAATCATTCCTGATTATGATGACGAAGATGAGGATGACGAATGACATTCACATCACTGGTATCGCCTGCAAAATCCTTGGGGCAAGGACTTGCTGAGATCATTACGCAGGCGGGTATCTGGACTCCTAGAAGTAAGCAAGTCGTCATTGGGCCGTCTGAAATGGGTCACGATTGCACAAGGCGACTTGCTTACAAATTACTCGATTGGGAAAAGACAAACGAGATGGGGTCATCGAATTGGAGCGCTCAAGTCGGCTCTGCGATTCATAAATATCTTGCAGATGTCTTCAGCAAGATTGAAGGCTATGAGGTCGAGCAACGCGTCACTATTCGTGGCAATCTGACCGGCACAGTCGATTTATATGATATTGCTCGAGGCATCGTTATTGACTGGAAGACCACAAGTCCTAATCAAATGGATCGTAAGCGCAAAGATGGCGGCTCCAAGCAATATCAGACACAGGTTCAACTCTATGGTTACGGCAAAGCTCAAACCGGAGCAAAGGTCAATCAGGTTGCTCTGATTTATTTGCCGACCAGCGGAGCCATCGATGATATGCATGTCGAGCTTTACGACTATGACGAATCGGTTGCCCTGGCAGCTTTGGAGAGGATAGATTCAATCCATACCGTCTTGAGTCAAATCAATGTCGAAGAAAATCCCGCGATGTGGGAGATGATTCCATCTGTTGCCAATCGCCTCTGTAATTACTGTCCTTACTTTATGCCTTTCAGTGCTGACTTATCGAAAGGATGCCACGGTGAAACCGCGCCTCGTCGTTGAAGCAATGCATCCATTTCAAGCCAAGATTTTGAATGCCGTTGCACGATTGGTCGGACTTCGCAATGGTGAGATTACTTATGTGAGAGTCAATCATTGCAATACCGATTATGAATTCGTGATGGAACCTTCCATCAACGATGTAAGAAAAAACAATGAAGAAGATAAAATGAACCGACAAGTAGATAAGGAGACGGGGGAATGACCTTCGCAGCACCATCAAATGCGAGCGATTCCGTCAAGGTTGCTGACCTTGCAGGACATCTGCTCATCATCACACCAACCGAATATAAGACAGGGATTCAGACAGTTCACGGTCTTGCCGAGGCAGTCGAAGTCAATGTCGTTGACCTTGATACCAAGCAAAGTTACGGATCGCTTCTGTGGTTCAATGTAGCTCTGCGCAATGCATTGAAGAGCAAGTTGAATCAGAAAGTTCTCGCACGCATCGGCCAAGGCGCGGCTAAGCCAGGCAAATCGGCACCGTGGATTTTGATTGATGCCACAGGCGATGCCAACGCCGTTGCCGCCGCCAACGCTTATCTCTCCGTTGCTCCGGCACCGGTCATTGCAGCTCCCGCACCGGCAGCGACGGCGGCTCCGACAGGGGGCATTACCCCTGAAGTTGCCGCGCTCCTTGCACAACTAGGAGCCAAGCCAGCATAAATGTGAATGACGGGCGGATTTCCTTCCGTCTCCGCCTGTCGTCATGCCGGTCGTCGGTGCCACCTTTCCACCGCGACCAACCGCAGTGCCTAGGGGCGATGAGATACGGGGTCATTCATCGGCAGGTGCAATTCCTGCCACTGCACTCGATACAAAGGAGAAATGATGAGCAGACACTCGCCCGAAGGAGCGATTGCCAATATCTTATGGAAGGTCTGGGAAGAATCGTTGCCGAATACGCCCTATCAGATGGCTCTTGTCATTGCTCAGAAACTACGAGAAGAAGGGTATCTAAAGGTCAATGATGATCCCTCTGCCGCCCAAGGACGAGAATCAGCCCCTCTGCCGTCACATTTATCAGGATGTTAGGTTTCCACTATGCCCTGATTGTTGGAATGACACCCATGAAGTTGATTGGAAATATCAAGCTGCATTGCATCGAGATTGGATAAAGAGCGGAAAGGCGAAATTCGGGGGATGGTGGTCAATTTAATATGAAAGTTCTTGATTTATTTGCCGGCCTTGGGGGATGGTCTAAGCCATTCATCGAGCGCGGTCACGAAGTTTTCAGGGTGGATTGGGATATAAAATTCACAGTTGATTTGATTGCTGACATTTCATTATTAAAACCAAGAGATTTACCTTGGAAGCCTGATGTTATTCTTGCTAGTCCACCCTGCGAAACTTTTTCTGTGGCTTCTATTGGTCATCATTGGCATAAAGACCATAGACCAAAAACAGTTCAGGCAGAGTGGAGTCTTAATTTAGTTCGTAAAACAGTAAAACTTATCCAAGACCTTGAGCCAAGATTTGCCATTATGGAAAACCCAAGAGGGATGCTTCGTAAATTAGATTTGATTCCAGCACCGAGGGTAACAGTTTGGTATTGCCACTTTGGAGAGAATCGAGCAAAGCCAACTGACCTTTGGGGCTTACCTTTTCCGCCTATGAATTTTCGCGGCGAATGTCATAATCGCAAGCCCAATCACGCAACTAATTGTTGTTGCGCCGACCACGCCTCAGCGCCGCGTGGATCGGTGACAGGCACTCAAGGGATGAAAGACTACGCAACGAAGTCAGTTATTCCCTACGAGTTAGCTAGTGAAGTGGAGAGGGCTTGTCGTGAAAACTGACATCATGTTGCGAGCCTTGGAACTTGCCAATGAAGGCATCTCGGTTGTGCCAGTTGCAACGGACGGTTCCAAACGACCAGGGGTTGCAAGTTGGAAGCAATATCAAGAGAAGCGACCGACGACATCAGAATTGATGGGATGGTTTGCTGCCGATACTCAAGGCGTTGGTGTCATCTGCGGTTCAGTCTCAGGCAACCTTGAGATGTTAGAGCTAGAAGGTCGAGCAGTTGCCGACAAGATTCACCTCGACCTCAAAGAGATGGCTCACAACGCCGGTCTTAGCGATGTCTGGGATCGCATCAACAAAGGCTATGTCGAAGTCACGCCATCAGGCGGTCTGCATTGGCTCTATCGCATCGATGGCGAGGTTCCTGGCAATACCAAACTTGCTCGTCGCCCTGGCGAAAACGGCGGCATCGATGTCCTAGCTGAGACACGAGGCGAAGGCGGCTTTGTCATTGTCGCCCCGACCGGCGGCTCCTGCCATCCGTCAGGCGGAGCGTGGACAATGCTCGTCGGCGGGCCGAAGTCCATCCCGACCCTGACGATGGCCGAAAGAGATCAACTTCATTCTCTCTTTGCCACTTTCGATTCAATCCCTAGAACCGAACACATCACCGAAGAACTCAAGACCAAAGGCGAAGGTCTTACCCCTGGCGATGATTACAATGCCAAGGTCACCTGGCAACAAATCCTTGAGCCTCTCGGCTGGTCGAAGGTCTATACCAACCGCGCCGGTGTCACCGCCTGGCGAAGACCTGGCAAGGACGACGGCATCTCGGCGACGACCAATCACGCCGGAAACGACAAGTTCTTCGTCTTTACTACCTCAACTCAGTTCGAGGCAGAGCGCACCTATTCCAAGTTTGCCGTCTTTGCCCTTGTCGAACACGCCGGAGACTTCGGAGCTGCTGCACGCGCTCTGAGAGCGCAAGGCTATGGTGAAGCACGCAGAGAACTCGGAACGCTCGAAGTGCATTCGCCATCTCTCGTGCAACTGCACAATGAAGAAGGCGAAGTCGTTGATTCCTCGTGGATACCGAAGCAAATCAAGGAAACCGAGTTAGCAGATGAGAACCCGCCGACCATGCTCAAGCGCGAGGATGGCAACTGCCTTCTCTATGCCGGCAAGGTCAATGCAATCTTCGGAGAATCTGAGTCAGGCAAGACTTGGGTAGCACTCGAAGCCATCCGTCAAGAGCTAGAGAAGAACAACATCGTCTTCTATCTTGACTTTGAAGATAGCGCTCGAAGCATCCTCAACCGCCTCAAGACCTTGCGTGTGCCGACCGAGAAGTTCAAATTCTTCCGTTATGCCAACCCTGATGAGCCATTAGGCGAAGGCATCGGAGAGATTATGCGAACTGAAATCATGGCCTACCTACCGACCCTGATTGTTGTTGATGGAGTCAATGCTGCGATGAATCTGCTCGGTCTTGACCTTGAGAAGAACAAAGATGCCACGACCTTCTCACAGAAAGTCCTCAAACCTCTCCGCGTCGGTGGCGCTGGCATCTTGACCATTGATCATGTCACCAAGAGTAAAGATAACCGTGGCAACTACGCCATCGGCGCTCAAGCTAAGAGAGCCGATATCGACGGGGCGGCATTTGCCGTGTCAGTGGCGATGCCCTTCGGCAGGGGCATTGACGGTGCCTTGGACATTACCTGCACCAAGGATCGTCCTGGCTTTGTCCGCGCCATCTGCCCCGATGCCAAGACCGTCGGCGTTGCCAACCTACGCTCCCTCGATGATGGCGGGATTACCGTGGCAATCTCGGGTGGAACGGTCAAGATATCCTCACGCGAGCAACGAATGGAAGCTGTCAGTGACCTACTGCGCCGCCATGGATACGAGATGGGCAGGAATGAGATTGCCGAGCGCCTACGCAAAGAAGGTCATGGGATGAAGGATGCCGAAATTAAATTCGTCCTCGAAGGTCTTGTCGGGGGCGGTCATCTGACCTATCGCAAGGATGGGCAGAAGTATCTTTATGGCTATCAATCAGACTTCTTTGCCAATGATGTCAAACCTTGGACTCCTGATGAATAAGATAAACCAATGCGGTGATGGTGTAATGGCAACACAGGGGGCTTTCCAGTTCTCAGAAGGCGGTTCAATTCCGACCTCACCGCTCCAATTTCATTTTGAGGTGATTCGAGCGCAAACAGCTTGTATTTTGAACAGTCACTGGCATAGCAGGTTCCCACAAATTGATTGGTCAAATGTGGTTAGGAATCGAAGGTATATCTGCTACGGCGCTCGGTTTGAGGGTCAATATTATGCCGTTGCTATTTGGTCTTCTCCGATTGCCGCTAATAGATTAAAAGATGGTCAATTATTACTAGAGTTAAGGCGTATGGCAATACAAGACAAAGCCCCAATGAATACCGCCTCTCGAATGTTATCGTGGATGAAAAAAGACATTAAAAAACGATTTCCAGAGCTAATCAGGCTAATTTCCTATCAAGATACAGAAGTGCATTTTGGCACAATTTACAAAGCCTCTGGATGGACTTTAGTTGAAACATTAAATAAACAAGTTGAATGGACTACAAAAACCAGAAAACGCAACCAAATTCAATCTTCAGTTCCAAAGGTTAGATGGGAGATTTGCTTGTGAATAACCGTTTCCCTGTTTCCCAACCGTTTCCCACTATTTCGGGAAACACCACCGACTCGAGCGTGCCAACTGTTTCCCCGTTTCCCCCCTATAAGGGGGGAACGGGAAACAGGGCAACGGTCACCCGAAAGCAATAGATGAACCAAGATTTCAAGCCTATCAACTGTCGCCGGTGCGGAGCCTTGGTTTGGGCTGGTATCTCCTGGGCTGGCTTCCAAAAGTATCTGGATACCCCGCGACTGACCATTGAGGAAGAAATCGTCAAACGCCTCTCGGGTCTGATGACCTATGAGCTATTCCGCACGAGGGTTTCTTTTGAGGCTATCGAGAGAACCTTGAATCGGATTCGATGGTCAAGGGATGAGAAGACATCAATCATCCTGGCTGACCATACCTGCCAAGGATTGAAGCTCTTTGAGTCTATCCCGCCGTCATATTGGTCATCGCCTGTCATCGTCCATTCTACGCAAGAGGAGCCTGCCTTCTGATGTTATGTCATGTCTGCAAAAGCGCGATTGAGACTTACTGCTGGCGATGCTTCGGTCGATTACGAACCATCTTGAGAGAGCTGCCTAATCTTCAATTTGAGGCTGGCTTCTACCTTGAGCCAGGGCGAGGGGGCGATGGCAGTGTCAGCGCCGAGCGCTCGATTGGGATCAATGTCAACGCCCTTGACTTCTCGATGGCTACCGACCTGCTGGCCATCCTTCACAGTTGGGAGTCCATCATCAGGCGCGAGCGGCGGTTGACCCCGCCGGCGCTGGTCGCCAAGGAGCGAACTATTGATGCTGAGGTCTTGGCAACCTGCGAGTTCCATATCGCTCATCTGTCTTGGACATTGCAACAGGAATGGGCGTTAGACTTTGCAGGGGAAGTATGGCAACTGCACGCTCGGGGGCGTGCGGCTGCTAAGAAGTTCAAGGAACAGGCTCGAAGGATTCCCTGCCCAACCGATGATTGCAGCAAATTCGTTGTCATCGATGTTGAACAGTTGTCACAAGATGTCAGTTGCTTTGGATGCAAACAAACTTGGTCGGTCTTGAGATTGGTGGCATTGGCAATGAGCAATCCGAATCGCAGATTCTTTCTCGATGTCGAAGCCATCTCTGCTTGGTTACAGATGACACAACGAGAGGTTTATCGTCTCGTTAAGAAGTTTTCTATTGAGAAGCGTGGATCAATGTATGACCTGCAAGCGATAATGAAAGCAAGGCAATCTGATGGCTAGAATGTTGTCAACCTTCTATGCTACGCTATCACTATCAGAGTTCCCTATCTCGGAACAATCACTTGACGAAATAGATGAAGCTCTAGGCCATGCCTCAAGAGCAAGAAACCTTCCTCACTACACCGAGCGCCAACGCGCCATTGTTGACGAGTTCATTGATGATTTACTCGAACTGCGATGGGAGTTGTCGAAATGTTAAACATAACAATCAGCATCGGTGATGTCGAAACAGAAATGACGACAGATCAAAATCTTTCTTTTGATGCTATTGAATCTTTATTGAATCGTGCAGTAGCAGCAACATTGCAATCATATCTGTCACTCCCTGTTGAAGATCGTCTTGCCAGCTTCGGAACGGATGACGATGACGAGGAAGATTCAGACTGATGACTTTCTCACCTGTCGTATCTGTAAGCAAACAAAAGAATCTCTTTTCTTTCCTTATCAAAACAAAGCAGATAACAAACGACACACGATATGCAAGAGATGTCGTCAGTATCATCGCGCCATCATTAACTTATCAAATGATGAATATCAAGAACTATTAGAACGACAGAATTATTCTTGTGCTATATGTGGTATTCATAAAGACGAACTCAAGATAAAACTTTATGTTGACCATTCATACGCAACACATCAAGTGCGTGGATTACTTTGTCACAAATGTAATAGCGGTCTTGCTTTCTTTAGTGACTCCCCCACTACCCTGGCCATGGCTATTGAATACTTAATAAAGAACGATGGCGTTACTTCCTAGACCTTGTTCTCGATGTGGAACTATTGTTCGCAACTCCTACCTTTGTGCGCAATGTAAAAGAATAAGAGATAGGGGGAGGGGTGGGGGGGGAGGGCGTGCCGCTCGAGG